CTACAGGACCTGGTTACTCTGATGGAGTAATTACTGTATGTGATGATATTGACGCTGTATTCTTACAGAAAGACATCTTGAGCTGCGCTATTACTTACAACGCTTAATAGTTGAGATTAACCGCGCAAGATTTGCGTGAATTAAATATCCTGAAGTATTACAGGCTCACTAGAAAGTGGGTCTGTAAAACTTACGGGTTAAAAGACGCAGATTTAGAATTATTAATTTATTTAGATTGTAAAGGAAGATTTACACGAAAAGAGTTTATAGATGGAGTTTACACGTATTCATGGGATAAACAAAGATGGGATCGTTTAAGACAACAAGGCTGGATAGAGACTTGGAGACATAGAAATCGGACGACTATTATGTACTCTGTGTTCAAGACGTCATTTAAATGTTCTCAAATGATAAGTAGGATATATAGAATCCTATTAGGTGAGGAAGACTTACCCACTTCAGAGAGAAGTGTATTTTACAATAATAAAACATATACTGACAAGGTTTACAATAAATCTATAGATGATATGATTAAAGATAAAGACAGATAACTATGCCAGGAAAACACTCAGGATTCAAAATGTACGGTAAATCACCAATGATGAAAAAACTTATCGGCAAACAACATAACCTACCAGAAGAATTAAAAGCAAAAATAGAAGCTTCTCCAACTAAAATGTACGGCAAAAAAGCTTCTGCTGTAAAAAATTATAAGAAAGGATATTACGGTGCATAATGGGATTTAAAATGGGATCAAATAGAGGTTTAGAAGCTACTAACGGCGAAATTAAAACAAAAATGCGTTTTGGTAAAGAGTCTGGTGGTGAAGGTTCTGTACCCGGAACACCTGTTATAATAAAGTCACTTGAAGATGGGGATCGCTTTAACATCTTGGGTGAAGCAAATATGGATGGAAGTATATACATGAGCGATAAGTTAGATCCCGATAGTTTTGAATTTAGGCAAACGCTAAATCATGAGATGAGGCATGCTACTGATATGAGACTTGGGAAGCTCGCTTATGATGATGATAGCATAACATATAACGGGGAGGTATTTCCGAGAATGGATATAGATGGAGTAGATTCTATATTAGTAGATGGAAAGTGGAAAGAAGCTGGAGATACTGGCTTTCCTTGGGAAAACGATGCAAATAACGGAAACTAATAAAATGAGTATATTAACAAAAATATTTTCTGCAGGAGCTGGTGAACTAGTGAAAAGCGTAGGTGGAGTTATAGATAACTTACATACGTCAAAAGAAGAAAAGCTTGAGGCAGAACAAAAAATAAAAGAACTTGTAGCTAGCTATGAAGTTCAAATGGAAAAAGAAATAAGTTCTAGATGGAACGCGGATATGAAATCTGATTCTTGGTTATCTAAAAATGTTAGACCTATGGTTTTAGTATTTTTAGTGGTTAGCACTGTACTATTGATGTTTATCGATGCCGGTGTTATAAACTTTGTGGTTGAAGCTAAATGGACTGACTTATTACAATTAGTATTAATAACCGTGATCGGTGCCTATTTTGGTGGACGCTCACTAGAAAAAACAAAAAAATAAATATGAAATCAAAATATTTTACAGTAGAAGTAAAACCAACAATAGCAGCTAGTAAACAAGCTTTGGCTGCTTTTGCTGATGGAGATCTACTTTTTGACTGGACATCGTTTCAAATACCAAGAGGACCAGCCAAACTAGTAAACGCTACTATTGTATCAAAATCAGCAGATGGTGCGGTAAACTCGCATGCGTTAAATTTATACTTTGCAAAAACAAGGCAAAAGAACGCGCCTGTTACTTTAGGCGTAATACACGCAACGGCATTAGGAGCTACAACCTCTTCAAACGAAATAATAGGAGCCTGTCAAAGCGAAGAAGCCGATGCGCTTGTAGGGTTAGATCATTTAACTATTCAGTCTGCGAAAACAATTAGCCCTAATATGGTTCTTGAAGGAGAGCCAAATAGTGGTGATACAATAGGTCTTGACACACTATATGTTGGTGGTATATCTGTTGATGGTACTCCAACTTTTGCATCCACGGTAACTTGCACTGGCGTCCAAGCTACAAGTCAAGCTGTCTTAACGGTTGGTACTACTGACGCTGATGATGTGTTTGCAATAGGAGATGTGTTGCATGACGAAGACGATAGAGCTCTTGGCACGGTTAAAAGTATTACAAGTGCTACAGAAATGATAATGACGGCTAACTTAACAAGCGCAACTGTAAACGCAAAAGATGTATACTGTATCAATCCGATCAAATTAATATTATCATTTGAAAAATAAAAACAAATTAAATTAACTTAAATTAAATAAAATGGCAAAAGGAACAAACGCAAAAATTAAAGAACTTAAGGGTATTAAACCTGAAAGAATAACTGACGAGCAGTTAAAGAAAGTTCAAGATACAGTAAACAATTTAAATAGATCACAGTTAGAGATAGGGTCTATGGAAATAAAAAAGCATGAGATGATGCATCAGATTGCTGGGTTAAGAGATGGACTTACGGTATTACAAAGCGAATTTGAAAAAGAATACGGAACCTTTGATATTAACATACAAGATGGAACTATAAATTATCCAGAAAATGGCGAAGTTAATAAGAAAGATTAGTGTAGGTAAAGATTATAAGAATGACGCTATGCACTATGCCGTGGGGCAAGAAGTGTATGGTGGTCATACTATCTGCGATATAATAGAAGAAGACGAAAAGTTTTCTATATATATTAAAAAGAATAAAGATATATTACCTTGGAAAGACTTCAATAAAAATATGGCGGTATCCGTAGAATATAATCTAGAATACTAATGAAAAGTGTTTACAACTTTGTTGTAGCGCCAAAAGGAGAAAGATATAACAATAAAAAGAAAGTTGGTGATTCAGAGTTAATTTTAAACACTGAGATTTATAATCATCAATTTGTAAATAGAACAGCTATTGTTAAATCAATTCCATTAATTGGTGATACAAATATACAACCAGGAGATGAGGTTATAGTACATCATAATGTTTTTCGTAGATGGCATAATGTTAAGGGTATAGAGAAAAATAGTAAAAGCTTTTTTAATGAGAATACTTACTTAATAAATCAAGATCAAATATTCTTATACAAAAGAAATAAGGAGTGGTTAGCTCCAAGGGGTTATTGTTTTGTAAAGCCTTTAAAAGCAATAGATCAATTTAATATTGAATCTGAAAAGCCTTTACAAGGTATTGTCAAATATTCAGACGGTACAGTTGAGGTTAGTGATCTAGTTGGTTTTAGACCAAGTAGTGAATACGAGTTTGTCGTTGATGGCGAGAGACTATATCGAGTTTTATCTAATTTTATTACAATCAAATATGAATATCAAGGAGACGAAGAAGAGTATAATCCAAGCTGGGCATAAAGCTGTAGAAGAACTTATTAAAGTTGCGAAAGAAGCTATTGTAGATTCTGGAGATGATATTACAGCAGACAGACTTAAGAATGCTGCGGCTACTAAAAAATTAGCAATATTTGACGCATTTGAAATACTTAACAGAATACAAGAAGAAGAGAGTTTACTTGAGGACAAAGCACCTAAAGAGACAAAGGAAAAAATCTTTAAAGGATTCGCAGAAGGTAGATCTAAGTAATGTACGAGCAAAGTTTAGTTGAAACAATAGAGCCTGTTAAAAAAACTACTATCAGTAGGCTTAACAAGGGTAAAAAATGGAAATATGGATATGATAAAGAACATGATATTATCGTTATATCAAAAACTGGTCAAATTGGCGAAATACTTGAAATTGAAAACTTGCGAATTGCTTTGCCGAAAGCTCCAGTGCAAGTGTACAAGCACGAAAAAAACAAATGGGTAAAAACCGATCAACCCAAAGAACTAGAGCGGCTTAAAAGTATATTTGACTGGAGGGCTTATCCCGAGGATCAAAAAGAACAATGGTTTGATTACATTGACGAAGAGTTCAACAGAAGAGAAAATGGGTTTTGGTTTACAAACAACGGTATACCGACTTACATAACAGGTGCTCATTATATGTACTTGCAATGGAGCAAGATAGATGTTGGAGCTCCAGATTTCAGAGAGGCAAATAGATTGTTTTATATATTCTGGGAAGCTTGTAAGGCAGATAAAAGATGTTATGGAATGTGTTATCTAAAGAACAGACGTTCAGGGTTTTCGTTCATGTCATCTGCAGAAACAGTTAACTTAGCCACTCTTGCGGGTGATAGTAGATATGGAGTGTTATCCAAAACGGGTTCAGATGCAAAGAAAATGTTTACTGACAAAATCGTACCTATTAGTATAAACTATCCATTTTTCTTCAAACCGATTCAAGACGGTATGGATCGCCCAAAAACAGAATTAGCGTACAGAGTGCCATCCACGAGGTTTACTAGAAAGAAAATAACGGCCAACGAGCACCTAGAGGAATTAGAGGGATTAGATACAACTATTGATTGGAAAAACACAGGAGACAATAGTTATGATGGTGAAAAATTAGCTTTACTAGTACATGATGAAGCTGGTAAATGGGAGAGACCTGAGAATATCTTAAACAACTGGAGAGTTACAAAAACATGCCTAAGATTGGGTAGTAGAATTATTGGTAAGTGCATGATGGGGTCAACAAGCAATGCGCTAGACAAAGGAGGTGAGAACTTTAAAAAACTATACAATGCTTCAGACGTCACAAAACGAAATAGAAATGGTCAAACAAAATCTGGTTTATACTCTTTGTTTGTCCCAATGGAATGGAACTATGAAGGATTTATTGACGAGCACGGAATTCCAGTATTCACTACTCCTGATAGCGATGTGTTCGCCCCAGACGGTGAATTAATAGATGTAGGCGTAATAGATAATTGGCAGAATGAAGTAGATGGATTAAAAAGTGATCATGATGCTTTAAACGAATTCTATCGCCAATTCCCAAGGACAACTGAGCACGCGTTTAGGGATGAAGCTAAAAATTCTATTTTTAATCTTGTTAAGATATATGAGCAGATAGACTACAACGAAGAAATGTCAAATACATTAGGAGTCACTCGCGGTAATTTTCAATGGGTTAATGGTGTTAAAGATTCTCAAGTTATATTTTATCCAGATAGAAAAGGAAGGTTTAAGGTTAGTTGGGTTCCACCTCAACAAATCCAGAATAAAGTTGTTCTAAAGAATGGAGTAAAATGGCCTGGTAACGAGCACATGGGAGCCTTTGGCTGTGACAGTTATGACATATCAGGAACTGTAGATGGAGAGGGTTCTAAAGGAGCTTTACACGGATTAACCAGATTCTCGATGGAAGACGCTCCCGCTAACAGTTTCTTTTTAGAATACTTATCAAGACCACCAACTGCAGAGATGTTCTTTGAAGACGTTCTAATGGCTTTAGTTTTTTACGGAATGCCTATACTAGCAGAGAATAATAAACCTCGTTTATTATACTATTTAAGACGTAGAGGATATAGAGGGTTTAGTATGAATCGCCCTGACAAGATATGGAATAAATTATCTGTAGCAGAAAAAGAGGTGGGTGGAATACCGAATTCAAGTGAGGATATAAAACAAGCCCATGCGGCTGCTATTGAGATGTACATTCAAGATCACGTTGGTATAAAGCAAGATGGTACGTTAGGGGATTTATATTTTAATGAATTGTTAAATGATTGGTCAAGATTCGATATAAATAAAAGAACTAAACACGATGCTTCTATAAGTTCTGGTTTAGCTATTATGGCTAACAATAGGCACTTATATACTCCAAACGCAAAAGTAGAAAAACCAAAGCTAAATATAAATGTTTCTAGGTATACAAATACTGGAACAAATTCACAAATAATCAAATAATAAATATGGCAGAGTCTGGCATTAAAAGTTATTTTCCGAGTCAAACTGTAGGTGATGCTGAGAAGCTTAGTTACGAATATGGTTTAAAAGTTGGTAAAGCAATAGAACAAGAATGGTTCAATAATGATAGAAGTGCTAATAGATATAAATCTAATAGCAATGATTTTCATAACTTAAGATTATACGCTAGAGGCGAACAATCTATTCAAAAATATAAGGATGAGTTATCTATAAACGGTGATTTGTCCTATTTAAATTTAGACTGGAAACCAGTTCCAATTATATCTAAGTTTGTAGATATAGTTGTAAACGGAATTGCAGAAAGAACTTATGATATAAAAGCTTATTCTCAAGATCCCTTTGGTATACAAAATAGAACTGAGTACATGGAGGCCATAATGAAAGACATGAGATTAAAAGCGTTTAATGAGACTGTCCAAAGAGAATTAAATTTAAATATTAGAGAAAGTAAAATTGAAGAACTACCAGAAACACAAGACGAATTAGAGTTGCACATGCAGTTGAGTTATAAGCAGTCCGTAGAGATTGCAGAGGAGCAAGCTTTAAATGTTTTATTTGAAGGTAATAATTATGAGTTGATTAAAAAACAATTCTATTATGATCTTACCGTACTTGGTATTGGGGCTGTTAAAACCTCTTTTAATACATCTGAAGGCGTGGTTATTGATTATGTTGATCCGGCAGACTTAGTATATTCTTATACCGATTCCCCATATTTTGAAGACATATATTATGTTGGGGAAGTGAAATCTATTCCAGTAAACGAATTAGCCAAACAATTTCCTCATTTATCAGAAAGTGATCTTGAGGATATAATGAAAAACAAAAGTTTTAACAAAAATAATAATACTACTAGATTCTCTACAAACAAAGAGGACAATAACACTGTTCAAGTTTTATACTTTAATTATAAAACTTATATGAATGAGGTTTATAAGATCAAAGAAACTGGAACTGGTGCTGATAAGATTATATCTAAAGACGATAGTTTTAATCCACCCGAAGACAAGGAAGGTGGATATAGTAAAATGTTAAGATCTATAGAGTGTTTATATGAAGGCGCTATGATTCTTGGTACCGACAAACTACTTAAATGGGAGATGGCTAAGAACATGATGCGTCCTAAAAGTGATTTTACTAAAGTAAAAATGAATTATGCTATCGTTGCTCCTAGAATGTATAATGGTAAAATAGATTCCTTAGTAAAAAGAATTACTGGTTTTGCTGATATGATTCAACTCACTCATTTAAAGCTCCAACAAGTAATGTCTAGATTAGTTCCAGATGGTATTTATTTAGACGCTGATGGACTTGCTGAGATAGACTTAGGCAATGGAACAAATTATAATCCACAAGAAGCGCTAAACATGTACTTTCAAACAGGATCTATTATAGGTAGAAGTTTTACTTCTGATGGCGATGTGAATCCGGGTAAGATCCCTATTCAAGAAATACAATCTGGAAACGGTGGAGCTAAAATGCAGAGTCTAATCGGAACGTATAACTACTACTTACAAATGATACGAGATGTCACTGGTCTTAATGAAGCTGTGGATGGAAGTACACCATCAAAAAATGCTTTAGTTGGCGTACAAAAACTAGCGGCAGCAAATTCTAATACGGCTACGAGACATATATTACAAGCTGGATTATTTTTAACAACTGAAACGGCAGAATGTTTATCTCTTAGAATATCTGATATTATAGAATACTCTCCAACAAAAGATGCCTTCATCCAACAAATTGGAGTACATAGTGTTGCGACGTTAGAAGAAATATCACAAATACATTTATATGATTTTGGAATATTCTTGCAATTACAACCGGATGAAGAAGAGAGAATGCTATTAGAAAACAACATACAGATGGCGATTCAGCAGCAAATAATTGAACTTGCTGATGCAATTGACGTAAGGGAAATTAAAAATATTAAACTAGCTAATCAACTTCTTAAAATACGCAGAAAAAGAAAACTCGATAAAGACCAAGCTTTACAGCAGCAAAATATTCAAATGCAAGCTAAAGCAAACCAACAGTCAGCTCAAGCGGCGATGGAAGCTGAGGTTCAGAAAAACCAAGCATTAAACGCTGGTGTAGCTGAAATAGAGCAATTAAAAGCTCAATTAGGTTCTCAAAAAATGATGCAAGAGGTTCAACATAAAAAAGAATTAATGAAACTAGAATTCGAAATGAGCATGCAATTGAAGAGCATGGAAGTTGAGAGCACTAAAGGTAAAGAAAAAGAAAAAGAAGATCGTAAAGATAAAAGAACAAAAATACAAGCTTCACAACAAAGTGAACTTATAGATCAAAGAAAAAACGAAAAACCACCTAAAAACTTTGAGTCATCAGGTAATGATATACTAGATGGTTCGTTTGATTTAGGAACGTTTGATCCTAGATAATTTATTAACTATTATTATATTATATTATGGCAAAGAAAAAAACAGAAGAAGTACTAGAAGTAGTTGAAGAAACTACACAAGAAAACCAACAAGATCCGGGTGACGAAAATGTGGTCCAAGTTGATGAAAGTAAATTTGAATCTGCTGGAGATGATGATGTCGTCAAGGTTGATTTAAGTAAACCTCCAACTCTGAAAGAAGATAAGGTAGAAACCGAGACTATAGCAGAAGAAAAATCTGAAGAAGTAGTGACAGGAGTTACTGATGGAAAAGAAACAGAAACAGAAACACAAGAAACTCCAGTGTTAGAAGAAATCACTGAAGATGAGGTTGAAGAAATTGCAACAGAAGCTGAAGAAGCTATTAAAGAATCAATGGAAACTGGAAAAGAATTACCAGAAAATATCCAAAAGCTAGTGGATTTCATGGAAGAAACTGGTGGGGATATTAATGATTACGTTAAGTTAAACCAGGATTACAGCACTTTAAATGACGAAGCTTTGTTAAAAGAGTATTACACTCAAACAAAACCTCATTTAAATATAGAAGAAATTAACTTCCTTATGGAAGATCAATTCTCTTACGAAGAAGATATAGACGACGATAGAGATATAAGAAAGAAAAAAATAGCGTTAAAAGAGCAAGTTGCCAACGCTAAAAGCCACCTAGAC